AGTATTGCTGGATGGATTCTTCGGAGTTATTGCTGGAACTAAACGTGAAGGCTTTCAAACTCGTAAAGCCATTAAAGTACTCAGAACACTCGTAACATGGATAATGTTCTTAACAGTAACACTTGTAGTAGAAAAAGGATTTCCTGCAACAGGTTGGTTGAGTGAAACCGTATTATTTCCATTCATAGTGTTTCAAATAATGAGTGCATTGAAAAATGCAGCAAATGCCGGATTCATCAAGGCAGACTTACTAAAACAAATTCTAGAAAAATTCGATAAACATAAAGACTAATCTGGTTTGAATCCTAATGTAATTTTTATATACTATAGATAATGAGTTATAAACAAATTACATTAGGATTCATCTTGTTTATCGTCGGACAGATACTTGTCTGGATTCAATTAAATAGTCCTTTATTGTGGCAATGGGCCAGAGATTGGCGTTGGTTGCTTATTCTGTTAGGTATTCCTATTACCTGGATTTTCATGCAGGCTACCGAAAATACCGTTAACGGTTTCGGAGGTACATTCTGGCCAGGACGTTTCATATCTTTCACAGCAGGTATATTTGTATTCAGTATATTAACACATATGTTTAAATCAGAACCATTTACTATAAAAACTATGATATCTTTAACATTAGCATTTTCATTAATTATAGTACAGCTCTTTTGGAAATAATCATATTTATATAAAATAAAAGGAATATATTACATGGCAGCATCTGCATCTAGAAGACTACGTCGAGTTATTAAAGAGTATGTTAAAACTATAGAACAACAACATCCTGAGATAAAGGAAATAAAATCTAAGCTCATTAATGAGTTTTATGGAGAAGATTTATTAATACAAAATCCCGCGGGTTGGGTTCCTACGCCATGGGAAGGGTTTGCTAACGAAAAACGAGAAGCTGTTTTAAGATTTTTAGGAGCAAGACCATTTTCAAATGGAATTAATCCTGATGGGTTTCAATTGGATGTACAAGTTACCGATCCAACGGGTCAATCTGTAGTTAAAAAATATGATAGATTAAGATTTTATGATGATGGTCAAGTATGGTCAACTAATCAACCTAGATATCTTTATTATAGATCTACTCCTGACAATAAAATACAAATATATACAGATGAATCTGCTAGAAATACTGCTAATTTAGAATTTAAAGTTGGAGATATACAAAAAAGAGGATCAATTGCTATATACAACATATTGAATACTGTAGAAGAAAAGCCATTAACTGAAAAAGAAAAATGGGTTGACAGAATACACACAGCATTGGATTGGGCAGGATGGATTCCGGGCTATGGTGATATTGCCGATGTTATCAATTCTATATGGTATTTTGCAGAAGGTGAGTATTTCGAAGCTTTATTATCAGCAATAGCTATTATTCCGTTAGTTGGGTCTGCTATGAAAGCTACGATTAAAGGAGCGATTGGAATAGCTGGTGCTTCTGTTAAAGGATTTTCTAGAATATTAAGAAATTCATTTAAAACTAATGATACATATAAGGTATGGGATGCTATCATCAACTCCGGTAAACTATCAAAAGCAGATTTAAAAGACTTAGGTAACGGATTAGATTCATTACGAGGTATATTCCGAAAAGCTAGTGATTATACAAAAGATTTACCAGGTGGTCAGGCTATATCAAAACAGTTAGATGATTTTTCTGGATGGATGAAGAATTCTAGAAAAAATATTGATGAATTATCAGCTGCATCAAAAACAGCAGCAGACAATCTAGCAGCAAAAGGTGCGTCTTTAAACAAAACGATATCACAAGCAACTGATGTAGGCTTAGGCGCTGCAAGAAAAGTTGTGAGCTATATTCCTGCCGTTAAAGCAGAAGGGTTATTTAAACGTCTGCGTGGGATGGCATGGTTCCCTGAAAAGAAATTAGTACAGTTAGCAAAAGGAATGGAAAAGCGTTTCATTAAAAATATGGCACATCCTACTAAGATGATGGCATTATTGAAAACTACACCAAATCCTGGAGCATTAATGACTAAGATGCTTGATGTTAAAGGTTTTGAAAAAATTGTAAAACAAGAGTATCCAGAATTATTTGAAAACGCAACTCGACAAATCAAAGATGCATCTGGTAATATACAAACAGTTACAACTTCGTTTCTAAAAACCAATATCGATGAACTACTTATGAATAGTAGAAATTCGGAACGATTAACTAATATATTTCGCGAAGCATCAAAAAACTCAGGCGTATGGCGTGAAGTAACAGATGATGTCGCTCGCCATGCAATTTCAAATGATTCACCGGTTTGGAATTTATATAAAACGGATGCACTTAAAGCATTAGGTACAACATTAGACTATCGATACATGAAAGGCTTCTGGGATACTAGTTTTGCAAAAAATGCAGATATTATTTATAACGAACTCCAAGATATGGGAGAAGATCTTACTCAAGAACAGCGTGATAATCCAACCGGTGTAGTATATCCAATTATCAAAGCTGGATTAAACAAAATACTACCAGGAAAAGTAATCAATGATGTTCAGGTGTTTAGAGATAAGGTTGCTGAAAATCCAATAACTAAAATGGGACTATCATTAGCTGGATATAGTGTAGATAAAGATGGAGCTGTTGTTAAAAGTAAAAATTTAGATTATAATCCATTTGAAGAAGCAGGTGGTAGCATTAGATAATATGATTAACGAATACGAAACAAATAAGACATTGAATCCAAAGCTTTGGGATGGAGAACAACTTCATCCCAAACTTCGTGATAAATTCATGCGAATTGCGAATGCATTTTATAAGTTTTTAGAAATAGATACTCCTATATTAGATATTATCATTATCGGTAGCAATGCTAACTATAATTGGACTGAACATAGTGATATCGATTTGCATGTTGTTATAAATTATTCTGAGGTTGGCGATAACATGTTGCTAGTTCAAAATTATATGCATGCTAAAAAAAGCGTATGGAATAATAATTATCCTTTGCAATATAAAGGAATGCCTATAGAATTATATGCACAAGATCTTAATGAAAATTTAAATTCATCGGTTGGTATATATTCATTAGCACATGACAAATGGATTAATAAACCTAGTTCAGAAACTATTTCAGTAGATGATGATGCTATACAACAAAAAGCAGAACCATATCAGTATGAAATAGACAAACTAGATGCAAATGATCCAAAAGTAGAATTAAAAGTACAAAATCTGTTAACTCGTTTAAAACGTTTGCGGCAAACCGGATTAGATTCAGTTGGCGAATATTCTATAGAAAACATGGCATTTAAGTATCTTCGTAATAAAGGATATTTAGAACGTTTAAAACAGTTTCAGAAAAAGATAACTATGAAGCAATTAGCCGTTGAAAGTGTTATTACATTGGATAAAACCAAACAAAAAGTGCGTGATTTTGTAGCGGCAATGCGAAATGAACGAGATGAAACCAAAATAGCGTTCACAATGCTCGTGCAGCACATGCAAGGACGTAAATTAAATGATACAGAATGGCGTTGGGTTCGTGAGCAAATGAAAGATGTGATTAAGATGCTAGGAATGACAACGATGGCTGTTGCACCCGGTGGTACATTAGTAGCATTGTTAATGAAAGCACTTAAAGTAGATAAACACATACTACCATCTTCTTTTAAAAAGAAACATGAAACTCAAGTAACTGAGAATCTGATAGCACATGTAACCGGTAAACGTGTTCTAACTCCTGCCGATTGGGATGATGTAGTTGTGAAAACAGGAGCGGTTGAAGATGCAATGGGACAATGGTCTCATCCTGGCAAATGCACCATGATACCAACAACAGATGGAGGAATTACCATGGAGGATGTTCCACACAAAGTGTTAGGAATAGATGATACAGGTCATTGCGAACTAATGCATCCAGAACAACAGTATCAGTTTCCGGGACGCCGGGTATTCGAAATACCACACACGGCACAATGGCAAACCATGATCATGCAAATACAAAACGCAATAAAAAACGGATCAAGATATGCAAAGTAGAGGATTAGGTGATGATATTAAAAAAATCACTGCAGCAACCAAATTGGATCAGTTAGCAAAACGCATTGCACAACTATTAGATGAAGATTGTGGATGTGATGATCGAGCTGAATGGCTGAATGAAAAAACAAAGAATTGGCCCATGTATAAGAAGAAGGATAAAAAATAATGGCACTTATTAATAAGACAGGCATAACTAACGGTGGAACTATACAAGCCGAACATGTAACCAGAGCAATTGATGCTTTAAGCGGCGGTTCTACGGATAGCGTAATCGCAACAGGATCATTTACTGGTTCATTTAAAGGGGATGGGTCTCAATTAACAGGCATTACCGGAGAATGGGATGGGTCGTTAATCGGCGATGCTTTAATTACTGGTAAATTAAGTGTAACTGCTGGGGTGACTGCTTCTTTGCAAGGAACGGCATCATGGGCTACTAATGCAATATCT